AAAGTATTAGTTTTAGTATAAGGTATTGTTATTGTTGTTTGATTAGTACCAGAATTGTAGCTTTCACTAACTCCTGTCGTACTATTTGAAATTTTTCTATCTAAATGAGTTAAATAATTTGCACTCGCATCAGTAACAGCAGGTGATATGTCCATAGTTTCTAAGTAGACCCCATCACTTCTCTGATTAACTATATATAAAGTGTTATCTATAAAATCTATATTTAGAATTTTATCTGTAGAAGATGTTCCAAAAATCCATTTATGCCATGCACTTTGTAATCTCTTACCACCAGTTACATAATATTGATGAACAAATATTGCATTTTGTTCACTAGAAGATAATGCCAACATAATGTTTTCATTAGTTGCAATCGCTAGTTTGAATACTCCTGAAGGAATATATCTAGGTACATTACTTGTAATATCATCTGCACTTTTAGTGTCTGTATCTGACTTAATATAGAACTCTCTAAAACCTGTAAAAGCACCCTTTTTAAAAGCAAAGAATACATTACTACCTGAACCAATAGGTTTAACTAAAGAAGATGCTTCAAATTCTGTTGATACGTTAATAGATACATTCTCTGGTGTAATTGTACTGTTTGCACCTGCTAATATAAATTGTGTTTGGTCTGAAAATAACAGTATTCCTTCATCAAAAGATATTGCACTTCTAAGTATAGAAACTTTATTGTGTGTTGAAGCTACATCAATTACATCAGTTGCTAATACAGTAGTTACTGTCTCATTAAAAAATGCAAAGTATTCTCCTGACCTTGACATAACAACATTCTCATCAGATAAAAAACCTAATCTATTCTTATGAAAGAACATATCATTTATTTTTCTACCTATAAAACTAGGGTCAGGTGCAGAAATATCATCACCACTTATTCTTAAACCCCAAACAGGTACAGTATAATCTGTTCCTGATATTGTGTAAGTAGAACCATCTACTTGTGAAAATCTAAAATTACCATCTGCTGTTCTTATTAAAACGTGTGGCATTGTCGTGTTGTCTAAAGTTGTCTTCATGCTTGGTGCTACACTTTCCTGCCAAACATCACCACTACTATCATATTGTACGTAGTAGTCATCAAAACCATTTGTTGCATCACCAGTAATTTTAACAACCATATTGTTTATTGCAGGTGAAGGTAGGTCTACGAAATTTTGTACTGTATCTCCAACTACTTGTGAAGCATCATCTCCATAACCATCACTAGCTGAAACTGTAAGTGTTCCACTAGATTTAATTATTGAGAAACTTGAATTTCCTACATTTGCAAAAGCTATATTTGAAATAGTTCCACAAGCTGACTTTACACCATCTCTAATTGTTTCTGTATTTGTATCTGAACTTGTAAATGAGAAAGTAGAGCCATCAATAGTAATAGAATACTTGGTAGATGTAACTCCTTGTAATACTGAATAAATAGCTTGTTCAACTTTAGCTGTACTAGTCGTACTAGCCATAGCTGTTACTTTTTTCTTGTTTAAAATAAATGTATAATCAGCAACAGTCATTGCAACAAAGTCACCTTTAGGGTCAGTAGATGTTAAGTAATTGACTGCACCTGTTTGCATTGTAACTGTCTTAGAAACACCTGCTGTTGTATAAACTGCGATTGCACCATTTGTAATTTGTATTAAATATCTCTCACTAACATCTCTGTTAATTGTGTGCATGTAAGCATTGTTAGGTGTTGTATTACTTAACTTTGCTAAATAATTAGTAGGTGGTCTCTTTTTTAAACCTTCTACAACAGAACTAAAACCATTCTCTTGTGTAGTAGCTTGACTAGATAATCTCAATACTTCTGGTTGCTGAGAGATACCCTGCACTAAATTAGGAATAGTCCTAGAGACTAATGCCATTTATTTTCTTCCTATTGTATAAAATTGTTCAGGTGTATCAAAAACACTATAATCTCCTGTAGATGCTTCAGCTTGTCTTAGAGTAACTAAGGCTCTTGCTTCATCTTCTAGTGTAAATTTATGTAGTGTATTTGCTCCTAAAGTTCTATCGTGAAAAACTCTTGCACTTCTAATAGTAATATATCTTTTACATTGTTCAGGTACATCAGAAAAATCTAGTAAATAAACTACTTTCATATTTTCTAAATCTGCTGTGAATATTGAAGTGTTTTTAACTAAATTAAATAAAACATTATTTCTTTGAACAATATCAAAATCAGTTTTAGAATGTAGATAAGGGTCTAACTCTACTCTTAATACATTTGTAGGTAGAGGTATCGTTCCATTATTATCTTTACTTAAAGTTACTTTAGGGTGTGTATTAAAATGCCACCCCATACTTTGAACTTCTCTATTAATTTCATTTAATACAGATTTAGCCATTGTTCCATCTACAGGTAAGCTACCAGTTAAAGTAGATAAAGGTGCTTCCCCTATCGTAGATAGAATTGTATTTACAGCTTCTAATTCTGTAGTTCTTGTTTGTATAGTCATTTGTTAAATAAATAAACTGTCTATAAATTCATTGAATTTTCTTTTTATGAATTTCTTTAATTGGCAATACCAACACATAATTTTCTCCTTTGAATAATGAAGGGGTAAGATTGTCTGTGTTAATCTCTTACCCCAAATGTAAGGGGTTAGTCTCCCAACCCCTCACTGTACTTAATAACTAAGTATTAAGATGTTTTAATTGAAACACATGCTTCAGGTCTTAAAACGCCAGAGCCAATCGCCATTCTTGAAGTAATCAGTGAACCAATTCTTCTAGGGTCATAAGTAGTTTCAACTACTAAGTCTTTTAACTTAACAGTACCTATTGCTGACTTGTGGAATAATACAGCAACGTGATTACTTGCATTTACGTTGTAAGTATTGTTCGCACCTGATACAGCAGTTGAGTTATCAGCAAAAGCAGACACAGTTGTGTTTGACTTAATTACTGGAACTCCACCTACAGATACAACAGTTCCTTTTCCAAAATCTCCATTAAGAGAAGAAAAGTCTCTGTTAAGTAGCTTGTCATTGTTTGCTAACTGATAATAAATATCAGGTGAAACAATACAAACTCTGTCAGTGTTTGGAACATCTTTTTCATCTAGCTTTTGAATACCTTCAAAGATAGAAGCGATTAAAGATGTTGCGTTAGTGTTAGCATCTGCGTCAGTGATTTCTGAACCACCATTGCCACCTGTTATAGTAGCTGATGCTTGTGAACCTAGAACTGCTAATTGCAATAAGTTTTGGTCAACAGTCTTTGCGAGTGCCTGTCCCATTTCCCTTGCATAAATACTACGGATATCGTAGTGCAATTTAAGTTCATCTAACTCAGCAACGAAAGATGATGCTAAAAGCATGTCGTCTACGTTGATGATTTTTTCGTTATGTTTGATTGCGTCTCCAGTAATTTCTGCGCCTACTGAGTGGTATCCACTTACAGTAGTTCCAGTTACAGGGAACGAACTTGATTTGCCATTTGAAATTGTTCTGACGTTGGTCATTCCTAGCATCAAATTTTCTCTTTGAAAGCTAGACAGAACCTCGCCACTATACAATTTAAGGAACAAATCATTTACACCAGTTCCAGTCGCATTGACTAGACCCAGTCTTGATGGTGTTGCGTTAGACATATTATTGTCTCCTTTTTTATTGTTATTGTTGGTTTAGTTTAAACCTTATCTACTTTTCAATTTAGAGAGTTATCTGACGTATCAGGCAATCATCTGAATTTTAATAAGTCACCTCTCTTACAAGAGATGGTGATTATTTTTTTACTTGTTTTCCTTTATTAACACCTTTTTTAATAATGTAAGATTGCGTACCATTAGCACCTGAATTAACTTCTTTCTTCAAGTCCTTAAATAGTTGCATTTCTTTCTTCTTTTCTATTTGCTTATTAATAAAAGAATTAATAACTTTATTGTCTCTCATTATTTTTTATGGTGTCGTCTTTTACTTTTATTCATCATAGATAGATTTGCTTTCTTACCTATGCTTGTCTTCTTAAATCTTGAACGTGTTTCATGTAAGACTACTTCTTTATTAAACTTTGTCTTAGCCACTTTTCTTTTTCCACTTGTTCTTCATGGCTTTATAAGATTTAGGAGATATAGTAGATTTTTTCTTACTTCTAGAAATACCAAGTTTTTTTCTTCTATTAATATTAGCTACTAATGACATTATTTTTTTCCTTTTAATTTATTAGTTAAATTCATTCCAAAACTTCCTGAAATTATAGCTAAAACTGAATACCAAAATAATGGGTCTGCATTTTTTAATATTTGCCAACCACGTTCCATATAGTCCTGAGTAAATGGTAAAAAATGTGCAACCAAGATTAATCCAAAAATCAAAGTTAAATATTCATCTTTCCACGAATTATTACTTGCTTGTACTTGTGCAATATTTACGTCTTTTAATGCTTCAATTTCTCTAACTTTAATTATTTTGTCTTTCTCTATTTTATGTTGAATACCACCAATAATTTTCTGTCCAATCATTCTACTTAAAGGATTTTTTAGTAAAGGTAATATAAAATTAAGCATTTCTTGACCTGTTATATTTTATTGATGTTATAGCTAGATTACTTGTAGAATTATTTTGAGGGTTGCCATCTTTATGGTGTATGTCTTTACCTTTGATACCAACTCTTTTCTTCATCATTCTTCTAGCAAGATTTCTACCTGCTCTATTCTTCTTCTGTTTGTCTGAAGAATGATAATTGTCATATTCTTTTCTGTAATCTCTTGCCATTAAAATACTGAACTGTTCCCTAATTTTCTTTCTACGTCTTTTCTATAAACAGGGTCTTTGTCATATCTAGGGTCATTCATTGCATCAGTTACTTGTGATACTGAAGTGAATTGTTCTGTAGATATATTATTAACATCACCTTCAACAAATTTCTGTTGAGATGTAGCTGTGACACCTGCTTTAGTCATAAGACCTTGAACTGCCATTTTAATTTGTTCTGTAGTTCCAGTTGCAGTTAAATCATTAAAAGCAGTTTGTTCTGCTTCAGATAGATTAGTTCCTGCCCATGTAATAAGTTCATCATACTCTGGCTTACCACCAACAACTGAATGTATGTTAGCAGTTTGTGTATCAGCTATAGCTTTTTGTCCTGCAATATAACCATCAACAAGTTCTTTTGATAAACCTTGTTTAGCTAACTCTCCATAACTAGCTTCACCTAACTCACCATTCTCTGCATATTCTTCTGAATATTTATCTAAAGTATTTACTTCAGGTGCTACAGTTTCTTGTTTTGGTATAGCAATTTCATCAGTTTCTTCTTTAACTGGTTCTGCTTTTTGACCAGAGAATTGTTTTTCTAATTCAGAATATGCTTTAGATAATTCTTCAGCACTTTTAAATTTTTCTGGTAACCATTCTGGTCTTTGGTTTTCAGTATTTTGTGTTTGTGTATCAGGCTCACTAGCAATTACTCTTGAACCATCTTCACTTTCTAAAGTATTAATATCAATACCTTGTTCTTTTAAATCTTGAACTTGTTGTTCTGTTGTTTTCTCTGCTACAGCAGAATTTATTTCTACTTTTTCTGTTGACATGTATTACTCCGTTTGGTTAAGGACAAGGTCATCACCTTCAACATTTGCAGTGCCACCAGAGTTAGCGAATTGTTTTCCCATCTCTATTGCTACTCTAGGGTCAGTTGCAGTATTCTGCATCTGCTGTGCCATCTGTTGTTGTTGTGCTTGTTGCTCGTCTTGTTGTAGTTGTTCACTTGATTTAATTAAACCTGATGTGTCAATCTGATTTGCTATTGCAAATTTCTTAATACAATCATCAAGGTTTATATATTTAGCTAAAGTCTCTGCACCTAGAGTGTTAGCTAAATCTGAGATAAACTGAAGTAATTTCAATCTATCTGATTGTCTACCTAATGCTTCCATACCAACAATAATTTTAACTTTAACTATGTCTTTTGGTAAATCAGGCAGTAATCCTTTTTGTCTTAACATTGCTAACTTCGTATTAATATAAGGTAGCTGAAATTCTGTTGTTAATATTCCATAAACTCCACCTAGTGCTTCTTGAAGTTCATTTGCAATTAACTGTACTTCTGTAGCAGTAACTCTTTCTGCTTGTCTTTGGACTGAAGCATTTAAAAGAAATGCAAAATTAAGTCTTTGTTCTACTCTCTGCATTGTTTCCATTGCTACTCTAAAGTCTGCAAATTTATTAGCTTGTAATACAGAAACATCTGTAGCTGAACCTTCAATGATTGCACCATTAGGTGCTTTAGCAATAGAAGATGCTCTAGTTGTTCCATTAGGAGCAACCATAAATAACATTTTAGCTGAAGCTGAAGAACCTTCTAGAATTGCTCTTGTTAATCCTTCTAGTGATTTTAAATCACCCATAAAACTTTCAACATGACCTCTACCATAGTTCATGCCATCAACTCTATTAAATCTTAAAGCAATGAATGGTAAAGTTTCTTCAGTATAAGTCTTTTCGTAAAGTACATGTCCTTTTACTTCTTGATGAACAATATATTTTTTACCTTCTTTTCTTACACACGTATATAAATCTAGAGTTTTATCTTGTTGTGTGTCTTGTTCTTTACCTAGTGCTATGACAATTTTAGGGGGTAAAGTATCAGGCACTACTCCTTCTTTAATAATAATTTTTAAGACACGACCTTGTGGGTCTCTTTTAACTACATAGTTTTCTAATCTATAAGTTCTTAAACCAGTGTCAGTTAAATGTAATAAGCAATTTCCACTTACAATTAAATGTTTAAGTGCTTCATATACAGCAACTCTATCGTTCTGTACTTCAATATTA